AGAACTACGCGCTAGAATCGATGCCTTAGCCCTTACTATCCACCCAATGATGGCTATTGATGCTACACGTATGCCTAGAGGTGCTAAAGCAGAGGTACGTGCGGGTAAGACTATCCTAACCAACGGCAACCCTGCTGAAGTCCTACAGCCATTAAACTTCGGTAATGTTAGTCAAGTTACCTTCGGACAAGCCGCTGAACTACAGAAGATGGTACAAACAGCCACAGGTGCTATTGACTCTGCGGGTATCTCTGGCTCTATCAATGGTCAGTCAACAGCTTCGGGCATCTCTATGAGCCTCGGTGCTATCATCAAGCGTCATAAGCGTACGTTGATTAACTTCCAAGAATCATTCCTTATTCCATTCGTAACTAAAGCCGCACATCGTTATATGCAGTTTAACCCTGAGCGTTATCCTGTAGCGGACTACAAGTTCCATACGTCTAGCAGTTTAGGTATCATTGCCCGTGAGTATGAGGTTACACAGCTTGTACAGTTACTACAGACTATGCAACAAGACAACCCAATGTACTCACAGTTGATTATGTCAATCATTGATAACATGAACTTGTCTAACCGTGAAGAACTTATCTCTGCGTTGCAACAAGCTAATCAGCCTAACCCACAGGCACAGCAAGCACAACAAGCTATGCAACAGGCACAGATGGAGTTCCAGAAGTCACAGACTGCGGCACTACAAGGTCAAGCGTTTGAGTCACAGGCTAGAGCGCAGAAACTGGCGGCAGAGGCTAGTGTTGTACCACAGGAGCTTGAGATTGACCGTATCAAGGCTGTTACAGCTAACCTTAAGTCAGGTGATGCGGATGACAAAGAGTTCCAGAAGCGTCTTAAAATATCAGAGCAGTTACTAAAGGAACGTGAAGTAGCTGTTAAAGAAACCCAACAAGGAAAAGCAAATGATAACAACCCGTCAATTCAACGAGGCATTGGAGCAGGTGAACAAGGCATTCCAACAGCACGACCAGAAACTAGCGGCATTGGAAGCAGACCTCCGCGACCTCAAGGAATCCCGCGAGGAGAAATCTAATGCCAACAAAAAAACAAGACCCAAGACTAGCTAGAGCAGGAGTCTCTGGCTTTAACAAACCAAAGCGCACACCTAGTCATGCCAAGAAGTCTCATGTAGTAGTGGCTAAAGAAGGTGACAAGATTAAGACCATACGCTTTGGTGAGCAGGGCGCAAGCACAGCGGGCAAACCTAAGTCAGGTGAGTCCGCTAAAATGAAAGCTAAACGTAAGTCCTTCAAGTCCAGACACGGTAAGAACATTGCTAAGGGTAAGATGTCTGCGGCTTATTGGGCTGATAAAGTTAAATGGTAATCAGGAGAATACTATGCCATACGGTAAAGGTACATACGGTAGTAAAGTAGGAAGACCACCAAAGAAAAAAAAGACAGCAGTTAAGAAAAAGCCTAAGAAATAGCTTGACTTTCTTAGTAAATTATGGTATAATATTACTATAATATACATTAAGTATGTTATTTAAATTATTAATTAAAGCTGTCCTATAGGGAGAAACAGTGGATGACTGATGTAGAACTAGAGAAGTACTATCGTTCCTTTGAAGAGATGTTCCGTACAGATGGTTGGAAGAACTTAATGCAAGACTTTAAAGGAAGTGCAGAACAGGTCAACTCCGTAGAAGCCTGTAAAGACGACAAAGACCTTAACTTTCGTAAGGGACAACTTGTAGTCATGGCTAATATGCTGAACCTAGAGTCACAGATAGAAACAGCTAAACAACAACAAGAAGACGACTCGGAAGAATGAGACGTTTATACGACTTTCAATGCGACAACGGACACGTCAACGAGTTTCTTAGAAGCTCAGACGTAGAAGAAGTTGATTGTCCTAATTGTGAGTTGAAGGCTAGAAAGATTGTTACACCTGTAAAAATACAGCGAGATATGAACTCTTCCGCGGGCAAAGAAAGATGGGCTAAACAGCGGGAGAAACAAATCAAGCATGAAAGGAAGCATGGCGTAACACTATAACGTAAGGGCAACTCTTGACCATAGAACCCTTACATTTAATACACCTCCATAATGATATTAATCACGGAGTTTAATAATGGCACGACTAACAGATGAGCGTCCAGAAGACGTAGAAGAGAACGACATTGACACAACGCTAGAACAAGACCCTCAGTTAGAGGAAACTCTTGAAGAACCTGAGTCAGACATACCTGAGAAGTATCAAGGAAAGAGTACAGCCGAGATAGTACGGATGCATCAAGAGGCTGAGAAACTTTTAGGTAAACAAAGTTCTGAAGTGGGTGACCTACGCAAAGTTGTTGATGACTACATTCAGACACAACTCACCGACACTGAAACACAAACAACAAATGCTGACGAAGAAGTAGATTTTTTCTCTGACCCCGACAAGGCAGTCGAAAGAGCAATTAGTAATCATCCGAAGATTAAGGAAGCTGAGAACATCAGCAACCAGTATCGACAGTCAACGGCTATGGCTACACTGCAAAACAAACACCCTGAGATGCAGGGAATCTTGCAGGACGCTAAGTTCGCTGATTGGATTAAGGCTTCAAAGATTAGGACACGGCTCTTTGCACAGGCAGACCAACAGTATGATGTAGATGCCGCTGACGAACTATTTTCCCTATGGAAGGAACGTCAACAGGTTGTCACTCAAACTGCCGCCAATGAGAAACAACAACGAAAGCAATCTGTTAAATCCGCATCTACAGGCAATGCCCGTGGTAGTGGTGAACAGAGAGCCAAGAAGGTCTACAGACGCGCAGACATTATTAAACTAATGCGTACTGACCCCGACAGATACCAAGCACTATCAAATGAGATTATGCAAGCGTATGCAGAAGGGAGGGTACGAAACTAATATTATTTATAAGGTGAATTAAAATGGCTACATCAACATATCCCGGAATGGGCGGAGCAGTAGATAACACTAGCGCGGCAACTTTTATCCCAGAAATCTGGAGTGACGAGGTTGTTGCCTCTTATCAGAAGAATCTTGTACTAGCTAACCTAGTTAAGAAACTTTCTATGACTGGCAAGAAAGGTGATACCCTTCACATTCCTAAGCCTACTCGTGGTTCAGCTAACGCTAAAGCCGCAAACACAGCAGTAACTATTCAGGCAGACACTGAGACAGAAGTACTAGTAACAATTGACAAGCACTTCGAGTACTCACGTCTAATCGAAGACATTACTGAAGCACAAGCACTTGCATCTCTTCGTCAGTTCTATACTGGTGACGCAGGTTACGCTCTAGCTAACCAAGTTGATACTGACTTGTTTGACTTAGGTAAACTATTTGGTGACGGTGCTACTGGTACAGAAGACTTTGTACACAGTAACTCTTTTGCTTCTAACGGTACTACTGCACTAGCAACTACTGGTAACACTATTGGTGTTTTCACTGACGCGGCATTCCGTTCTATCATTCAGAAAATGGATGAAGCTGACGTACCTATGGACGGTCGTTGCATGGTTATTCCACCTTCTGCTCGTAACGCAATCATGGCTGAAGAGCGTTTCTCGTCTAGCGATTTCGTAAACGGTCAGACAGTAGTGAATGGTCAGATTGGTAACTTGTACGGTGTTGACGTATTTGTTTCTAACAACTGCCCGACTACTTTTGATGGTGGTAAGGGCGCATACTTGTTCCACAAAGATGCTATGGTTCTTGCCGAGCAACAAGGTGTTCGTTCACAGACTCAGTATAAGCAAGACTTCCTTGCTACTCTATATACTGCTGATACTCTGTACGGTACACAAGTAGTACGTCCTGAAGCAGGTTTCGTACTAAGCGTAAGCTAATAGTAGTACTTAAGGGGTTTCTTCGGAAGCCCCTTTCCCTTTTCTTTTTTATACAATTCTTTTTATTTTTTTTTTAACTATAGGAATGTTTCATGGCTATATTCAGAGGTGTAGGTGGCTCAGGAGATTCATCGGACAATTCCTTTCTACAGGAAGTAACTGCTCAGGCGAATGCCGCTAGTGCTTCCGCAGTCCTTGCACAAGCCTCAGCAAACTCTATACTCACGCTTACAGCCGCTACAGGCGCGGCAGGTTCTAGTGCGTCCTATAATGCTTCTACAGGTGTTTTAACAATACCTAGAGGAGACACAGGAGCTACAGGCGCAACGGGAGCTACGGGTGCAACAGGAGCTACAGGAGCGCAAGGTCCTGCGGGTTCTGATGCAAGCGTAACAGCCGCTAATGTTACTGGTGTCCTTACAGGCGGCACTGGTATCTCTATAGCGAGTAATGGTACTATTACCAACGATTCACCAGACCAGACAGTAGCCTTAACAGGTACAGGTGCTACTACAATAACTGGCACATATCCTAACTTTACCATCAATAGCGTAAACACAACGTACATTGTAGGTGATGGTGGTTTAACAACAAATGATTTTACTGATGCTGACCATACTAAACTAAATGGTATAGAGGCTAACGCTACTGCTGACCAAACAGGCGCAGAGATAAAGTCAGCCTATGAAGCTGTGGCAGATACTAACGCATTTACCGATGCTGACCACAGTAAACTAGACGGTATCGAAGCAAGCGCAGACGTAACGGACACAACCAATGTAACATCCGCAGGTGCGGCTATGTTAG